CTAGGGTTGTAATACTTGGCCAAGATCCTTATCCCCAAGTAAATGTAGCAGATGGCATTGCATTTAGTTGTAGCATGTACGGCACAATAGAGAAGTCCCTAAAGTATATGTATGATTCTATAGAAAGGACCACAGATCAGCAGCTAGAAAGATCAGCAGACTTAACAAAATGGGCTAATCAAGGAATGTTAATGCTAAATAGTGCATTGACTACGACAATAAATAAACCTGGGTCTCATCAGCTAGTATGGAAACCGTTTACTGCAGCAATTATTGATCATCTGATTTGGAATAAACCAGGTCTAATCTACGTATTTCTTGGTAAAAGAGCACAGGAATATGCTGATATGATACCAGATAATCATTACAAAATTTTTGCTACGCATCCTGCAAGTGCAGCTTATACTGGACAAGCTGAATGGGATTGCAATGATTTGTGGAATAAAATAAATAAAGAACTAGAAAGAAATGGGAAGCAGAAAATTAACTACTAAAAATTATGTACCACTACCTGAAAAAATATCTATCCGTGGATATTTAGATTACAAGTCTGGAGAATTCACATTTATTGTTTTTAGCAATAAAAGATATGTTCAAGCAAAAGGATTGTATGATGCTCTTTCTATATTTGGTATCAATTATGACAAAGCAAAATTGATTGTTGCTGAGATGTCTAATGAGCTAGATACTACTCATAAATTCAGAACAACAGAAGCTAACTATACTCAATTTGCCTTAGACCAAAGATTTCTTTATGATACTAATACAGTTTTACGATATCCTTGATGAGCTGGATGTAACTCCCAATGCATTTCACATCTTATGGTGCATTGCTAATAAGCGCAGACCTAAATCTGTAAATGCACATACTGAATTAAGAAATCTTAATGCAGCTAAACTTATAGATGATAAGTATGCAATAACCGAGGAAGGTAAAGCAGTATTGAAAAAGGTTGAGGATATATTCCAGGAAAAAATAGTAGAAGAAAAAGCTACTGTATCTGAAGATTATATTACTCAGTACCTTAATCTATTCCCTAAAGGTAAATTACCTAGTGGTAAATCAGCTAGAGTAAACCGTAGAGATATAGATAAAGCCTTTAAATGGTTCTTTCAGAACTATGACTATAGTTGGGATACAATTCTTAAAGCAACAGCCTACTATGTAGATAGTTTTGAGAAACAGAAGTTTATGTACATGAGAAATTCACAATACTTTATTGGTAAAACTAACCCAGACAAGACAAAAGATTCAGATCTTGCTAGTTATTGTGAGATAATTTTAAATGGTGGTTACGAAGAAGAAACCACATTATCAGAAAAAGTAGTATGAAGTATAAAAAGTTGGCAGCCGTTGTAATGATGTTATCCATCATGCTCCTGTTACATGTAATTGTTTGGAGGGTTAGTACTGATATACTACACATTCAAATTAGTTTTCTGCAGATAATTTTTATTAACATTCTCTTGGAATTGTTGAGTAAAGGTTATAGTTTTATATCCCGGAAAGTCCTAGAATCATTCTAAGTTACTGCTCCGGTAACAATCTCATTTTCAGTATAATGGTAGAAAAAAAGCATGCTTGGAAAGGGCAGAAAGATGGTTTTGTCCAAGCACTAGAATACATGAAAGGAAGGCGAGAAGGTAAGATACGTAGTATCAAAACACCTTGGCCTAAATTTAATGATGCATCTACCGATGGTATAGAGTGGAATACTCTAACTGTTATTGCAGGTAGGTCTGGTGCTGGTAAGACTTTAGTAAAAGACAATATTGTAAATAACGCATTTGTACTGAATAAAGGTGAAGAATTTAGGATATTAGAATTTCAGTTCGAGATGCTTTCCAGAGTAACAGCATTACGTGAATTCTCTAGTGTGGTCAATAGATCATACAAAGATTTGTGCAGTGCTAATGGTCAGCTAGATGATGAAACTCTTTTAAAATGTTATGACTATGCAAAGATTAGAGTAAAGTATCCTATCGATGTAGTAGAAACTCCTATGACTGTTAAAGAGATTGAAGATGTAATTATTGATTACATGGAAAGTCACATTAATACAGAAGGTGAAGTTCCAAAATACGTCAATACGATTATTACTCTTGACCATTCATACCTGCTTAAGGTAAATAATGGACAGAATAAGCAGGATATGCTTTATGAATTTGCAGAGACTCTTACAAAACTTAAGAGAAGATATCCTATTGCGTTTATTATTTTAAGTCAGCTTAACAGAAACATTGATAATCCAGAGAGAAATGAAGATGGTAGGGCTGGTAACTATATCTTATCTTCAGATCTTATGGGTGCCGATGCTTTGCTTCAGCATGCTGACGTTGTTGTTGGTCTCAATAGACCAGGGTATTTCAAGATTCGGTACTACGGTCCTGAAAGATATATCATTGATGATGAACGAGTTATGGTAATGCACTTTCTGAAATGCAGAAATGGTGATACCAGAATGAGTTTCTTCAAAGGTAATTTTGAAAGTATGACTGTGGTAGAAATACCGACACCACCGAAACAAGAAAAACGTTTAAATACAAAATAATGATTAAGACTCAAGAAAAGAAGAACCTGGTTGATAAGAAAGCTAGGATGCAAAATCTTGTAGATTATCACCAGAAAACTTTTGAGGCACTTGGTATAGATGATCCTTTGTTTGTACCTACAATGGCTTATAAACCGTATACAAAGAATGAATTACATGTTAGTTTATTTCCAAGTCAGCTAAAGAAGGGACAAGATATCTACACAGAGTTTGTAAATAAGGAATTTGAACCTGAGACTGAGGAAAGAACCTTGTATAAGTGGAAACATAACAAGTATTGGGAAGAAGAATATGATTCTGTTGAACTAGAAAACAGCAGTGATCGCAGATATCTAGTACCCGTAAGTGAACTAGAAGTTATAGTTGCTCCAGTTAAAAAGGAAACTGCTGATTCTCAGATAATTATGTTTGATACATTTGATGAGATCATGGATCCAGATGAGGACTGTCCTCTAGATAGAATTACTCTTAGAGATTTAGCAGCAATCATGTTGCAAAAACCTGTAAGTAGGAAGAAGTGGCTAAATCAAATAATTAAATCGTAATGGAAATAGTACTGCCAACAAAAAAACAGAAGCCTGAAACTACAAGTCCAGAGAATCTTGTAATCTTTAGTAAGCCTAAGGTAGGTAAGACTACCTTGTTTGCTGACCTACCTGATTGTTTGATTCTAGATTTAGAATCTGGTTCTAAGTATGTTGAGGCTTTAAAAATTGGTGCTGCCAATGTAGATGAGATTAAGGCAATCGGTAAAGCAATTAAGGATGCAGGTTATCCCTATAAGTACGTAGCCGTAGATACAATTACTGCTTTAGAAGAAATTTGTGTCCCATTTGCTGAGGAACTTTATTCTCAATCTCCCATGGGAAAGTCCTGGTTTTCAGAGGGTAAGGTTAAATATGGTAGCATACTTAACATGCCTAATGGTGCCGGCTATCCTTGGCTTCGTGAGGCTTTTTCAACTATTATTGCCTATATTAAGAAATGGGCACCAAGAGTTATTCTTGCTGGTCACGTAAAGGATGTGTTGCTGGAAAAGAATGGAGCTGAATTCACATCAATGGATTTAGATCTAACAGGTAAACTTAAGAGAATTATCATGCAGCACTCTGATGCAATAGGTTATTTATATAGACGAGGAGATACTAACATTCTTAGTTTTAAAACTAAAGATGATGTATCTTGTGGTGCTAGACCTATTCATTTAAAGAATAAAGAATTTGAAATTTCAAAAATTAACGAGGACGGTAGCGTAACAGTTGACTGGTCTCAAATCTTCATCGACTAAATTTAAAACCATGATTAGTACAAAGAACATTAAAGAAAACGGTTCATCATCATCAGTAGCAAAGACATTGTCCCCAGGAAATGCCTCTGTAAAAATTTATAATATCCGACTTGAAGCAACACCTTATAATAAGGAAGCTTACAATATCATTCTAGATGTTGAAGGTCCTGCATTAGGTGATGACTTTGAGGGATTTTATGTTGACAAAGACAATCCAGACTTGGGTCGTCATCAGGGTCAGGTAGGCCGTGTTAAGCTTACTGAGTATCCATTTGCTGATGCAACAACTCCAAAAGGAAATGTAATTGTTCGTGATGAAGAGATTCTTAAAGCAATCAAGAACCTGTGTAAAGAGACTAAGTCACTAGCCTGGTTGGAATCACAAGATGAGAAGCATGATACTGTTGACTCATTGGTTAATCAATTTAATTATGATAAACCATTTGCCAATAAGTTCCTGCGTGTATGTATTGCCGGTAAGGAATATCAGAATAAGGCTGGCTATACTAACCACGATTTGTATTTTCCTAAATGGTCTAAGGATGGTATTGCATACGAAAGTGCTGAGGTTGATGAAGTAAAAAGCAAAGTAGTTAAGTTCAATCCTGAGGTCCACATTAAGAAAGGTAAGACCGTAGAGGTTAAAACATTTGGAGAAAGTACAACAAAGAAGTCTCTGGCTGATGACTTTGAGTTGTAATGTTTAAAGGTTAAACTATGAAGGGGGCAGAATTAACTGTCCCCTTTAATTTTTTATAGCATGCTTAGTACAAGATCAATAGTAGTATCAATAGATGAGGTTCCATCTACTTGGATATATGAATATTATTGTAAGCTAACCGAAAAGCTTACAGGTCAGAGTGTTAAGATGAAATCTTTGTTCAATCATAAAGACACTAACCCTAGTTTCTTTATCTATTACAGAGATGGTAAATACAAATGGAAAGATTTTTCTACCGGTTATGGTGGTAGTGATGTAAATCTAGTATCTGAATTATATCATCTAGAATATCCTGAAACCGTTCAGCTGATAATGAAAGACTATTCGGTATTCCTAGAGAAGAATAAAAACGGATATACTCTCAGCCCCATAGTTGAGGAAAATAAGTATGAGCTGTCAACAGTAGTAACAAGATCTTGGAATAATCTAGATGCAAGTTACTGGCTACAGTATAACATAGGCTCCGAAACATTAGAAAAATTTAATGTAAGGCCTATTGAATATTATGCTTTTACTTGCACTGACAAACCGGGTTTTGATGTGCGTAGTAATTATATGTATGGTTATTATAATTCAAATAACCAGATATGTAAAATCTACAGACCTAAAAGTCAAGACTATAAATTCATAAAGGTCAGAGATTATTTGCAAGGCACAGATCAGCTAGAGTTTAAGAAACCATATCTAGTAATATGCAGTTCTTTAAAGGATGCTATGTGCATAGATTCTATGGGGTATCCTGTAGAAGTCGTTGCACCAGACAGTGAGAACAGTATAATCCGCAAAGAGATAATAGATTTATATAAAATAAAATATAAAGCTATTTGTACTTTACTTGATAACGATAAGGTTGGTATAGAAGCAATGGCAAAATACAATGCGCTATATCAGATTCCGGGTATACATCTGAAGTTAGAAAAGGATTTATCTGATTCAGTTAAGGTACATGGTGTTGAAACTGTGGATAGAATTCTTAGACCGATTCTTAAAAATATTTTACTAAGATGAGTTGGTTATATAATGGTACCGTGTTTACTGAAGACATGATACCTGAAAATGCCGTTGGTTTTATCTATATTATGGGAGCCATAATTGACGGTAAATCAGTAAGTTACGTCGGCAAGAAAAACTTTTATGCAGAAGTAAAAACAAAGCTTAGTAAGAAGGCAATGCCTACAGACAAACGTAAAAAGACGTACAAACGTGTACGGAAATGTACGTATCAAAATTATTTTAGTAGCAATGAGATACTAAAACAAGCTCATAAAGATGGTGTACATATCAAAAGAGAAATCATAAAGATATGTTATACTAAGTCTGAGCTATCATACCAAGAAGTAAAGTACCAATTTATGTTTGGAGTACTTGAATCTGAATCTTGGTTAAACGGAAATATTCTCGGTAAATTTTACAAACAAAACAAATGACTGAAGCAGAAATCATGGCAGCTATGCTGTCTATATGCGAGCAAGGAATAGAAATGGTAGAAGTAGACTTCTCTGGATCAGGAGATAGTGGTGATATAGATGAATGGAGATATCTTGATGCTGATAATGATGAAATTGATATCGATGATAAGTCAGAGGCAATAATAAAAATGATTGGAGAAGAAATTATTAATCATAATTATGGCTATGACTGGTATAATAATGAAGGTGGTCGTGGTACATTGTATATGAATCTTAAGAAAAAGACTTGGAACATAGAAGGTGTTCAGTATGTAGAAGAACCTAATAGTGAAGAAGGAGACCTTGTAAATATCTTAAGTAAGCTAAACGTAAATTCCTGATGGCACATCCCCATGAACATGCAAAAAGTTCTGTCAAAAAATGGGGTGGTAAACTAGAAGATTACACAGACATTCATAACTGGTTTGATGAGACTAAGGGCTGGTATGGTCATAGTATGCATCGTCTATTCCGTCATCACAGTGAGGGAATATTTGAATGTGAAAGAATCTTTGGTGCTTCCTTCATCAATTCTGATGGTAAGAAAGTTTACACCCGTTATGTTGGAGAACAACATGTAAAAGAAGATTGCAATGGTTATATACCAAGTGCAAGAGAATGGATATTATTTATGAATAATCCACAAAAGTGGATGCTTAAAACACTGGATATCAATGACTAATCAATTAGAATTAACGTCAGAGATTTGTGATAATATGCTTAAAATGATGCAGTCAAGTGACAAGGATAACTTGACAGTTGCTGCAGAAACAATTAGACATATAGATGTAACTGAAAATCTACCTTATCTATTAATCTTATTTAAAGAATCAAGTGCAGAAATTCGTACTGCTGTATTTACAGAAACTATGATGGAGGATAAGTTAAAATTGATATGCAAGCATATAGATTTTGATGCTCCAGTTACCTATAACGCCATATACAACGAGATAAAACATCACAATGTTTTGCAGGAAGCTTTAGAGTATTTTCTAAATAAGTTTTCTATTTCCATAAAAAGAAACATGATGGAGTGGGGATTCAGTTTCCTGAGTGATTTTAATCTAAAACTAATACCTATTAAGAATGAATCATCAAGATTCACTAGCAAAGACCAGTAAAGAACTAATGCTGAAAGAACCATTCTATGGTTTATTTCTAATTAGTTTGAATAAGATATGGTCTGATAGAGTACCTACTGCAGGTGTCTCTAAGAATAATATAAATTATCAGCTCGTGGTTAATCCTGACTTTTGGGGGTCTCTTTCTGATCCCCATAAGTTGGGACTATTAAAGCATGAGCTGTTGCATATTGCATTCTTTCACATTTGTTCTGAGAATCTTGGCTATGACAAGAAGCTTTCTAACATTGCAATGGACCTAGAGATTAATCAATACATTGATGGTATTAACTTACCAGATGGTGGATGCACAATCAAAACGGATCCATTTGTACAATTAAATCTTCCTGAAAAAGCTGGCTGGCATATCTATTATGACCTTATCAAGGATGAACTTGATAATAATCCTGATAGCGAATCTAGTCAAAGAATTCAGCAAATGATTGATGATCAAGGTTCTGGAGAATCCCATACAAAAATGGGAGACTTAATACCTAATCACGAATCATGGGGTGAATTTGAAAATCTCAGTGATGCAGAAAAGAAACTAATTGAAAAGCAAACAGAACATATCTTATCTGAGATCCAAGACCAAATAGAGAAATCTAGAGGTGTTATACCTGGAGAACTTAAGAATATTCTAGGAAGACTTAATATAAAAGAACCATCGAAATTTGATTGGAAGGGATATCTAAGAAGATTTGCCGGTGGTTCTCAAAAAGTCTTTACTAAAAAGCTAAGACGTAAGTTCAATAAAAGGTTTGAGGAAAATCCAGGTCTTAAGATTAAACAGAAACGACATGTACTTGTAGCTATTGATACTAGTGGTTCTGTTTCAGAAAAAGAATTAAAGGAATTCTTTCATGAGATAGATCATATCAATCGTACAGGTAGTGATATCACAGTAATTCAATGTGATACGTCTATCAGTTATATTGGAGACTATAAAAAAGGACAAGAACTAGTTATTCACGGCAGAGGCGGTACTAGTTTTGATCCTGTTCTAGAGTATTATAATGCAAACGTTGGAAAATATACATGCCTTATCTATCTTACTGATGGTGAGTGTGATACAGACATAAATGTAAAAGGTAAAATGCTTTGGGTTATATCAACCAGAGGTAGCATAAATAAATCATTAAAAGGACCACAAATTAAATTGAATTAAGATGGCACAAGTAAATTTAAATACTTCAGAACTTAAGGGTTTTATTAATCATATTGTATCTAATAATAGATATCTTCAGCAGAATGGAAAGATTCCAGTAGCTGTTGCTGTAGAGGGTGAAGCAGGTATCGGTAAGACAAGTACTATTCTAGAAATAGGTAAAGAACTAGGTCTGCATGTTGTAAAGTTAAATCTTGCACAGATAGAAGAGATCGGTGACTTGACCGGTTTTCCAATGAAGGAATTTGAGATTAAGAAAGATGATGTAACTAAATGGGTTCCTGAGAATACTTTGCCTTTGTATATCCAGAACAAGTATATTCCAACAGGTGAAAAGAGAATGACTCATGCTGCACCAGAATGGATTCAAGGCAAAGGTGAGGGTGGTATTCTTATCTTAGATGACTATACTCGTGCTGATTCTAGATTCCTACAGGCTTGTATGGATTTGATTGACCGTCAAGAATATATTTCATGGAAGCTTCCAAAAGACTGGCACATTATCTTGACTACGAATCCTGACAATGGTGATTACAATGTAACATCTATTGACGTTGCACAAAAGACTCGTTTCATTACAGCTAATCTTAAGTTTGATATTGATTGCTGGGCTAAATGGGCAGAGTCTGCAAACCTAGATACTCGTTGTATCAATTTCTTACTGCTAAATCCAGAGTTGGTAAACAAAGAAACCAATGCTCGTAGTATTACTACATTCTTTAACTCTATTAGCAGCTTTGATTCTTTTGAGAAAAATCTTCCAATGATTCAGTTTATTGCAGAAGGTTCTGTAGGAGATACATTCGGTACAATGTTTACCATGTTCATCAACAATAGACTTGACAAGATGATTTCTCCTAATCAGATTCTCCTGAATCAAAATTGGGATACTGTAAAGTCTGAGTTGTATGAAACAATCGGTACAGGTCCTGGATATCGTGCTGACATTGCAAGTGTTCTAGCTACTCGCCTCATTAATTATACTGTTAACTATAGTAATACAGAGGCAATAACAGATAAGATTCTAGAGCGCGTAAAGAATATTGTAACGTCTGATGTATTTACTAATGACATTAAATATCACATCATCAAGAATGTAATTAATGGCAACAAAACCAAGTTTACTAAGCTGATGATGGATCCTGAAATTGTTAAAATGGCTGTAAAATAATAAGCTATGCAGAGAAGCATAAAATTAACAGAAGAACAATTAGATAGATTAAAGTTTATTGAAGGGTCTGGCCTATTGGTCAGACCCGGTAATTATTATAATATCCACTTTGTTAATGGGGATACTTATAGTAAGATATATAAAATGTTTACGGCGTATACAGACATAAGCAGTATACCTAAAGATGCAAAAGGATTTATCCTACCAAAAAATAACCTTAAGAAGGATGACATCAAAGAAATCTGTAAGCGTTATGATTTGAAGATTACTACTGATATCAGCAAAGCAGATTTCTTTATTGGCAATGATCATGTATCCGCATATTGCTCAATGTATGACTATACTGTGGATTCTAGGGCATTGATGTGTCAAGCATATATTAATCTGTTTGATTATGAGCATTGTGGTCCTAAGATAAAAAATGAGTTTATAAACTTCATGTCATCATTAGCAGGAATAACTCCCGATCTTCTTAATGAGCAGACTTCTATTGCATATACTAAAGAAATCAATACCAGATATGAAGACTGGACTATGTATGCTACTGAAGGTAAAAGTAATTATATTACGGATGAGGGTATTTATATTCTATATAACATGCTCTCTAGAAAGGTTCCAGTAGTAAGCGTAGATAGTTTGTTCAAGGGTATAGATAAAGTTACTATAGATAAGGACATCTATGATACGTTAGTTATGATGTTTAAAGGAACAGATGATGATAAAGCCGTGGCAATCAACATGTTATATAATTGTAACATTGATGCTTCTCTCTATTATATCTGGAAATTAATAAATGATTTGTCATATGTTATTGTGTATTATAAACATCGTAATACTAAGGCGCATAAGACATTCATGGAATCTATTATGAAGCTTCAGCATTTAGATAATATAGAAGCAATAGCTTTATTTAAAGAAAAGAATTGCTTGACTAAAGAAATCTATGAAGACCTGTCCAGGAAAATACTTAACAGAGTTAATAGCTACGGTATAATTGAGGAGACAAAACGTAATAATGTTTTGAATATATCAATTGATATTATACCATACGAAATCTTTATGGAAATAACTAAACCCGAAGAAGTAGATGTTTGATCCACAAGCAGAAGAAAGATTTTATGAGAACAGGTTTCATTTCAGTTATTCTGGATTAAATAAGTTATTGTATTCACCATCTATATTCTATAAGCATTACATTCTAAATCAGCAGGACGACAGAACAGATACGCATCTTGTAGAGGGCAGGCTATTGCATTGCCTTCTGCTTGATGCAGAATCATTCAATAAGCAATTTATTCTTGCTTCTGGTTCTGTACCTACAGGTCCAACCAAACAGGTAATAGATCGTGTATTTAGAAGTGCTGTAGAGCAGAGACGTGCAGATGAATCAATGTCAAGTTTTCAGAGCGAAATACTTGACATATTGAAAGACATTAACTTTCATCAAAGACTGAAGACTGATGAACAAAGACTGGAAAAAATCCTTACCGAAGATGCAATTGCATATTTTGAATTCCTGAAGAACAGATCAGGTAAGGATATTATTGATGAAGATATGTACACCAAGGCTAAAGAATCCGTTGAGATGATTAGAAATAATCAATTAGCAATGGATGCTTTGTCTGGTGACCATGTAGAAAGCGAGGTCCCGTTAAATTGTACAATTAATGATTATCCCTTTGGTATTAAAGGTATTGTAGATAGAATTATAATAAGGGATTCTAAGGTCACAATTTGCGACCTTAAAACTACTGGTAAGACTGTTAGTGAGTTTGCAGATACTGTTGATTACTATAACTATTGGATGCAAGCAGCAATGTATGTGGAACTAGTTGCCTGCACAAAGCAAATAGATCCAACAGAAATTGATTTCAATTTTTTAGTAATTGATAAATATCAGCAGATATATGTGTTTGATGTTGAAAAAAATACTATGTTATTATGGAGAGAAAAACTTAAAGACAAACTTGAAATAGCTAAATATCATTATAATAATAGATATTACGCTTTACCATATGAGTTTGCAACAGGTAAAATCACCCTATAAAAATGGTAACTAAACTGTATACTGAATATATCCAAAAGTCTAGATTATTTATATATCCTCTTTTGGATATTAGAAAAGGTTCTGAGGCTGTTCCAATTGAGAGTTATATCAGTTGGACTGGTCTTCATGATCCTGAAGATATGAAGTTTGTATGTGTATATCACTTGAGGGACGATGATGTATTTAGAAGATTTGAAAAGAATAAACTTACCAGCAATAAACTTTTCCATTCTTTCTACGAAACAACAAACGATGAGGGTGTGTATGTTTTTGATATGTCTAGTTATAAATATGACTGGGAACAATTCTTAGCCGGTCGGTATTCTCATATGACTACTGATACTAAGAATAAAGTACTTAAGTTTTTTATGGCTAATAAGTCTAATTATCATCAAATAAACAGCTATCTAAATCCCGAAATTTACTATGAGCAATATGCTAACTTACTGAATGTCAGTGAAAAGATCCTACGTGATGTTGGCGAGTTATGTTCAAAGCCAGATTTAAAGAAAGAAAATTTGAAAGCAAAGGTTAAATCTATATCTTTGTTCTAGTATCCTTAAAAAACCAACATGAATAATATGATGTTATTTACGTCTAGTTGGAAAAACAACCAGACGTTTAAAATGATTCCTGCAACGGAAGACTGTCCATTTGTAGAATGTATCTTTGATTCACAGCTAAAAGTCTTGGCTGTTATCGGTAAGAACAAGAAAGATCAATTCCATTTAATCACAAAGCTAGATGCTAATGGTGATCCAGAACCTAGGAAGAATCCTAAGTCTGCAGATAAAATGGTTAAAGAAGAAAGAAGAACTCTTGAAACATACCAAGAGTATTATTTAGAAGAGAGATCTGATATTGAAGCATTTGTAAATCATTTTGCTTTTAACTCAGACAAGTATGACTTTAAAAAGTTTTTTGAAACAGCGGTAACGGAATAATAACTAATGAATCATTGGATTATAGACTATGAGACATTAGTAGATTGTACTGTTTTATGTGCTCAGCACTATAAAGATCCTGAAGATTTAAGGGTATTCGTTGTATCTAGGCTTCGTAATGATATACAGAAGCTATATCTATTCCTTGTAGATAATGTACTTGATGACGAGTTCCATATCAGCTTTAATGGTATTGGATTCGATAATCAGATTACTTCATTTATAATGAACCGTTTTGGTATTGGTATTTATGATACCATGAACGGTGAACATATAGCTGCTGAAATATATGAAGAGGCACAGAGGATAATCACTGAACAAGATTTTAAGCCGACTTGGAAGAACAATGTAATTAATACCATTGATCTATATAAGTTGAATCACTGGGATAATCCTGCAAAGAAATCTAGTTTAAAGTGGATACAGTATAGCATGGATTGGTATAACATTCAAGAGATGCCAATTCATCATACAACGTCTATAACAAAACAAGAACAGCTAGATACTATTATTCAGTATTGTATTAATGACGTTAAGTCCACTACTAAGATATATCAGCTTAGCAAGAGTCAGATAGCTTTACGGAAAGCACTGACAAAGGAATATGATATTGATATGTTTAGTGCTTCTGAACCTAGGATTTCTAAGCTTTTATTTATGCACTTCTTGAGTAAGAAGACTGGTATAAATAAGTATGAGCTGAATCAACTTAGGACAAGAAGAGAAACAATACGGATAGGTGATATCATACTGCCATACATTAAGTTTAAACATCCTGAATTTAAGAGTGTGCTAGATAAGTTTAAATCCATAGTTCTTGATACAAGAAATACAAAGGGTGGATTTAAATATTCTATTACACATAAGGGTGTTAAAACTGACTTTGGTCTTGGCGGTGTTCATGGTGCAACATCTCCAGGTATCTATGAGGCTAAAGATGGGATGATTATAATGACGTCAGACGTTACTAGTTTCTATCCTAATCTAGCCATCATGAATAAATGGTCTCCAGCACATCTACCTAAGGAAGAATTTTGTGAGCAGTACCAATGGTTCTTTGAGGAAAGGAAAAAGATACCGAAGAAAGATCCTAGAAATTATGTTTATAAGATCATTCTGAATAGTACCTATGGTCTTAGCAATGACGAGAATAGCTTTTTGTATGATCCTGAGTTTACTATGCGTATTACTGTAAATGGCCAGCTTTGTTTGACCATGTTATATGAAATGCTTAGCACTGGAATTCCCGGATCAATTCCTATTATGCAGAATACAGATGGTCTTGAGATGATGATACCAGCACATTACAAAGACAAGTATCTAGAAATCTGTGCAGAATGGGAGAAACTAACGAAGCTAAGTCTAGAGCATGACCAGTACAATAAACTGATTCTTGCTGATGTAAATAATTACATTGCTGTACATAAAACTAAATCATGTTCCAAGGAAGAGTGGGAAAACTTGAGGTCGCAAAGTCCACATTATATATTTACCCAAGACAAAGATTGCTATTATTATAACGCAACTAAGTGCAAGGGTAGATTTGAATTTTCGGATCTAGCTCTTCATAAAAACAAAAGTTTCCTGATTATTCCTAAAGCTATTTATTATTACTTCGTTCATGATGTACTACCAGAACATTATTTACGGGACAATAAAAACATATTTGATTATTGTGCAGGTGTAAAGGCTAAGGGTGACTGGAAGTTTATTGAGACCTGTATCGTAGGGACAGAGAAAATAAGCAATGAGCTACAGAAAATAGTACGCTACTATGTATCAAATAAAGGATGCAAAATAGTAAAGCGTAACACTATGGACGGTAGAGAAATACAAACAGAATCAGGCAGATGGCAGCAGAAAGTATTTAACGAGTATGTAGATCTTCCCTGGTCTGATTATGATCTAAATGAAAAGTATTATATAGATCGTATCTATAAAGAGATTAGTAATGTTACTAGTTCTCAAAACCAATATCAATTAACACTTTTTTAGAATGAGCAGAACATTGCCAAGTGGTATAACCCGTTCCTTCTTGGAGCAGGTTGCAATACCGAATCATGGGGGTAGGTATACTCCCATTAGCCATAAGTCAATTATTGACAAGAGTCTTGAAACAATTGTAAATAAAGGCTTTAATATTAAACAGGAACTGTATGCATCTAATGCATCCGGTACTGTTGCTATGGGTAAAATTTTATTGGATTACGGAAGTGATCCAGATTTGAAGATGATGTTTGTATGGGGTAACTCATATGATAAGTCAACAAGATTTAAGTGCGGCATCGGTGCATATATTGAGAGAACTAACTCTTACATATTTGCAGGACATCTATCCAACTTTGCTAGAAAGCATACGGGTAATGCTGATCAATTAGCTGTAGAGATGATTGAAACACAATTGAATCAGGCTAATATGTTCTACAATTACTTGTGTAATGGTAAGAACCAAATGATTGCCAAAGAGCTTACTGTTAAAGAGATGTCTGAGATTACTGGTAGATTGTTTATTGAAGAGCAAGTTCTTAATAAAGAACAAGTATCTATGGTAAGGGATCACATTGTTAATGAGGTAGCATTATTTGAAGAATACTCTAAAAATAATTTGTGGAACTTCTATAACAGTATCGGTTATGCATTGAAGCATTCTCATCCTAAGACCTGGTTTGAAGATCAGAGCAAAGCATACAGCCACATTCTAAATAATGTTATCAATCAACCTAGTGTTGCAGTAAACATTACTCCGTCTGAGACTGAAGAGCAAGTGCCTGATAATCAAATGAATATATTTGATGTCATTGATGAAGCGGAACCTGTTACAAATTCTGATGAGATTCTTAGTATCTTTGACGATAATAGTCCATTAGAACTTCCTGAACTTTAATTAACCAGGGGAGGGGCATGAAATCCCTCCCCATACCTTTAACTGCTATGAACTTCGAAGATTTTGAACAGATGTCATTGCATAGTCTTGCTGAGATTATGGAAAGATTTCACAAGAAGAATGCTGAATATGCATCTATAGATGATGTATTTTCTAATTTTAAAAGAGCGGCAGGAGGACTGTCGTACCATTGTAAAGCTGAACAGGTAGCATGGGAATATGCTGTTAAACACCTGCAGTCTGTAAAAGATATGATTGCATCAGAGACATCAACGGCTGAGGCAATAGATGAAAAGATCGGTGATGTAATTGCTTATATGCTAATCATAAAGGGTATGTTGTATAAAAGGATTAATTATAATCCTAATTATCCGAACTATGAAGGTGGAAGTGATAATCTTTGGAGTATTACCGAATCCTTGCATGATAGATTAATTTATACCCTTAAACCTGAGTAGTAGATATGAGAGATTATATTCAAATGGTTGGTGACTTCCATACTGTATTTGACCAGAAAGATGGAAACAAACCTAGGCTGATCAGCGCTAATGAAGGTAAGTTACGATACTCCTTACTTGCAGAAGAGAACAATGAGTACCTAGAGGCAGTAGAAAATGATGACCTAGTTGGAATTGCTGATGCCCTAGGAGATCAGCTTTATATTATCTATGGTACAATACTAAAGCACGGTCTTCAGCATAAGATTGAGGAAGTCTTTAGAGAAATTCATAGATCTAATATGAGTAAATTGGGTGCCGATGGTAAACCAATTTATAGAGAAGATGGTAAAATATTAAAAGGTCCTTCGTATTTTCGTCCTGATATTAAAAAAATAATCCAATGAAAGAACCAACAATCCAAATCCATGATTCAAAGAGAAGAATCATGGTAGCTAATGAAGAAACTGGTGAGAAAGAAAGAACAACTGTCTATGGCTATGTTGTAAAAACAGTAGCTAAAAATGGTCAGATTCTTCAAGTATCCGAAGTATTTAATGACATCAAAGCAGTTAAAACGCACATCAAAGCAATGATGACTGCTTGGTGTTCAGATGAACTATCTATCACAATCGTTGACAAAACCAAAGAAACTAAGTTTAGCAAGTTTGCTACAACTTTAGTGTAGTGTTTTAGTTTGTTATTATTTGATTAGGAGAGGCCCCGGGTAATACCGGGGTTTTTCTTTACCTACCCTGACCGCGATATTTCTTCTTGTAGTTTTTACTGGACTTTAATCCACTGTTTCTACTCTTAGCTACTACACCTGGTCTTTTTTTTCTTGTGCCTTTAGGTGCAAAGGCATTCTTTACTGATACTGTTTTTGCCATTCTATTATCTCCAATTTGATGATTTAACCCAGTTAGTTGTTGCTTGTGCAGGATCTAATGATTTACCTGTAACGCCAAATGATCTAAAGAAATAACTTATTGCTTTACTTCCTTCTTCTCCTTCTTGCATCCATGAGTATGGTCCTTCTCTCTGATCCCAATATGCTTTAGTGTCATCTATTCCGAATAGAGCATTACCTGCCACAAGACCTAATGCACCACCCATCTTCTTATAGTTATCTAAAGTATTTTTCATTGCTATGGCATCTAACTTGAGAATCTCTAGATAGTTATCTGCACCTAGTCCAGGCAAAGGTAGCCATTGAACCGTTTCATTTTTAAGTTGCATTGTCATAAGAAGTGCATGGTTAGTTAACCATCCTCCTAATTTAAAATCAGCTTCATTCTCACTTACCCCAAAGAAGGGCAATGGTCCTGATCTATTTCTAAGTTTCTCAAATTTATCTTCATCATCTTCATCAAATCCGAAGATCATTGAGATAGCCATGCTAAATAGAATAAGATATGCTACATCGGCAGTTGTCTTGTATAATGCAGCCTTCTCTGATGGTGATAAGAAACTAAAGTATTCTCCTCTGCTTTGTATTCCTCTGAAGAGTGCTCTCATTGCTTCAACATGGAATCCCATTACAGTATCTCCAACAGCAGCATCATATCTGTATTTAGGATTACGTATACTACCTCTAAACTGATATCTGTTCAAGAACATTCTAATAAACCAGCGCTTAAAGGCTATTATAAATCTGAAGGCCATAAACTTATCGGCCTCAGCATAATCAAACTTAGCAAAAGAACCGTTCAGGTTATTGTTTACACCCTGTACCTTATTCTTAAATGCTTTAAACTTAACTCCATTAATCCCCCATTCAGGGTCTACACCTTCTTTTAATCTTATTTGATTGTCTACTGTTTCCCATGCATCGATATATGCAATTCTTTTAGTAACTCCATTAATTGTTTGGGTTACATTTTTCTCGTGATGCATCATTGCACCGAATATAGACAATGATGAATTTAATTCTGTCCATTTACGGAAGCTAGTCATCCAAGTTAGTCCACCAAGTGCATCTTTAGTTAACGATCTTGAACCATGGTCTGCAAACTTTTCCTCAAATCTACCCTGATATGCATCAAATATTTCAACAAGCTGTTCGTCATGTGACTTAGGTCCAAACTTATTTACGTTAAGACTTATCTCCCACATTGTTTTATTTGACCATGCTACTCCTTTAGCATAGTTGGTCATGTTGTAGTATTGACCTCCAGCTGCTTCTTGAATACTCTGGATTCTAGCAGAAAAAGAGTTCTTAAGTGCACTAGGTACGTCCATAGCAAAGTATCCAAAAGCGGATAACTTCATAATGTTATCTACGGCTTTGTTAATCCAGTGATTGTCCTTATCCTTACCTAGAACACCTTTACGTACTACTCCTTCAAATTCTCTTTCTATAAAGTTATCTATTGCTGTTTCTCTTATTGATTTCCCTTTACTCTTACCTAGTGTTGTTTTTTCTCCAACAAGACTCCAGGGACTATTGTTTTTCTGTGTTCTTTTATTAATGTTTTTAAATTCATTAATAGCATCTTCGGAACCTCTCATTACCATCTGTAGTGCCCTAGCCATTGGATTCATCTCAACAAGCTTTCTCTGCTTTTCAGATGCAATCATAAATTTTAACATACCATAAGTTAAATCTAATGACACATCATCAGCTTCTAGAGCAGATAGTCCAGTGATTGGAATTCCGGCATTCTCATCATTGTATACTTCGCCATCCATCATCATCATCTGATCTTTGAAGTTGTATCCTTCGTCAGCATCATCAGCTGCAGGTTTCCACAGTGATCTAATTCTTCTCCACCACCTAGATATTGGATTTTCTAATTTACCTTCAGCAGTAAAGTATTCCATTCTAGACTCATAACCTTCCTTTCTATATCTAGGTATATCAAAACCTAATTTAGAATTATTGGGACTGTTTTCCTGGAAGGTAAAATGCCATTTAGTTAAGGCAATAATAGCATTATACAAGTTCTTATCCGTGTTGCGGATATTAAAGAACTTTTCATTTACATATTTCTTATCGTCAATGTCTAATCTAGGTAACCAGTTACCTTTATTATCTATGTTGGCCTTGGTGATATCTCCCTGTTCAATTGCCTCAAGTACAGATACAGGCTTCGTAACAAACTTCTGCCTTACAGTTCTCTCATAGTAAAGGTGATTAGGCATACCTACAATTGCCTCGTCCTGACCTAATGAGTTAGTAAAGCTAAATATTTCATAGTACTGTATGTTCTTGGGTCTTACTACACTCCAAGCTTTTACACGTTCTATCTTTCTAGTCTTTACCCCAAATTTATCGGTAACTGTTTTGATAATATGATTTTTATCAAACCATTCTTTAAATTCAGGATTAGTACTAACTATAGTATTATAGAAGTCCATGTTCAACACTCTATCTGCAGTATCCATTGTAAGATCTTTCATGTCAAAGTTTGACTCTAAAAGATTCATATCAACAAGGCTCAGATAGTTATTGAACATATCCATGTAATAATCTGTTGGATATGATTGCTGTAATTCTCCTAGCTCTGAGTATAGCTGGTACAGTTTAGTTTTATCTTCTTTAGACAAACCAAACTGTGATTTCTTATCTAGTAATACTTTTACCTCATCTCTTTCTTCTTGAGTAACTGGCTCCCCCTCAGATAATTTTTCATAGTAATTACTAAGGGTAACATGTTCCAATTCTGTTAGACCAGTAAGCTTGGGTAAATTTTCTTTTGCAAGATTAATTAACTCCTGTGTTTCCTTTATGGCCTCGATGTTACGTAGGTCCATGGCTGTAGCTTCAGGCTGGTTATCCTCATCTCTATAGGGATTCATCAGCTGCAAAAGCTTTTCATAATGCTTGCTTATATCATAATCAGCCTGTAAGTTTTTGGGAAGTTTACTAGTTATCTTTTTAATTTCATCTGTAATTCTTTTTTGTTCAGCATAAAAGCTATCCTTAATTACAGTTCTAGTATTCTTTTCAATCCACTTATTTCTAAGTTTCATAAATGGTACACCCCATTTCTCGTAGCCTTGGTCAATAAGTGACTGCTCATATAGAGCAAGAGAATTAGTAAATAGTTCTGGAATTAGAGTATTATCATACAAGTCCTTAGAACTATTTCTAAACTCTCGTAATCTTTCTGCAATTTTAACTCCTTCCTCATCTTTTAATTGACCTGAAGAAGTATAGTTAGAATGCAGCTGTCTGTATTCTCTCCAAAGATTTGCTAATTCATCCCTAGTATCAAAGTTCTCATTTGTTGTCGAGATACCAATTGATGTGGTAAGATTTTGAATTCTTGACAATAACTCGTTTCTAGCAGCTTCTGCTTTTGCACCGATAATATCCCCAGGACCTTGATTAAAGATATTAAATCTCTTATAGTACTCCTCCGTATATGGCGTATGAAAATACTTTTGTTCGTAGTCTCTTTTTTCTTTCTTAAGTCTTAGAACCTCATCATTGTTTCCTGATGCATATGCCACCTCAGTTGCTGCTCTAATTTCAGATTCCAGTCTAGCAATGTCAGATCTATAGTCTTTCCAAGGATTAATAATAGTATTTACATCTTTAGTAACGTATTTACCATCCTTATCTATGCCACCTTTCTTATCTCTAAAGGTTGCTCTTCTTCCAAATGCAGCAGGATTAGATTGGTTATAACCAGCAGCCTCAAGTATAGGTTTAACCTCATTAAGGAATGTATTACCTTTTCTTTGGGATGAGGTAAATACTTCAGTAAGATTATTCTTTACCCATCCAGCAAATCCAAATACAATTGGATCTTGGTTATATACAAAAGCTTCCATAAAGGAATTAAGGGCATGACCATCACCAAGTCTACCGGTCATTAAGTAATCAATCTTCTCATCGGTAAGATATGCACCGTCTCTATAGCTTTTCATTTTTAGAATCTCATAGTTGTGAGATTCAATAGAAGACATTGGTAGTCCTTTATCTTTCTTATTTTTAAGATCAAGGAATTCAGAAAGTTCTGGTCCTTCAAGACCCCAATAGTCTTTTTGTTTCTGGGCTATAATACTTGCAGGAGCATTTCTTCTACGGAGATCCTCCATAATCTGGTCATACTTATCATCAATAGCAGTTTTCATCGGTGCTATCTGAGACTTGAGAACCTGAGATACACCTTCAGTATATACTTTGTTTGCTGTCTTCTGTGCGTTGGATATCTTTCTTCTGATACCTCCGACTAAGGATATAATAGGATTATCAGGTTTAATTGCTCCTGCCTGTAGTTCATTGTTAATGGTAGTCTCCATACCATTTAAGAACTCATCCCATGAATTCATAATGTTGTTAAAGTAAAATACCTTAGCTACATTATCTTGGGAATTCATATCCTTCACAAGATTGATGAGTTCAGTATGCACTCTATCAGTCATTACATTCAGACGCAATAAACTATCAAGAAATGCTTTAGTGTGTTGCTTAGCAAATTCAGCATCCTGTTGAAGTCTTGTCATTTCATTTACCAAGTATACATTCTTACTTTGGTAAGGTGCTAAGCTTTCGTAAATCTCCCTAAGGTCAGACCTCTGGTACAAATCTTTAAGGATTTGTTCCATTGCCTTATAATCCTTATTATTTTTTATAAGCTGGATATGACCAGAGATCATACTAAATAACTCATCAGTTGAGTTTTGCAAAGTATTCTGTGATACTTTTTCCATTGACTCAATCAAGTTATCATACTCGGTCATGTAAGCAGCTATGTCTTCACGAGTAATAGATTTTGTATCTATATCAAACTCTTCCATCATCAGCATATCTGCAAGCTCCCCAATAGTAGTATTAGGATTAAGTTTTTCAACTTTTACTTTTCCGAATACTCTACGTAGAAGTTGCTTGATTGCATACAACAGATTGGAAATGAACTTGTTAAATGCAGAATCAGATGTATCTGTTGCTGCCTGAGTTAAAGCCATAACCAATACTTCCTCCATTATGATTGGATCATTTGGTGCAGCAGAAGGATAAGCTTTCTTTGAACGGTCAAGTAATTCTTGACCCTTCGATGTAGCCATTACCTGTTTATAGAGGCTATTAAATAGTTCAGGATTGGCTGTTGCAATTGCTCTTACTAAAGGATGAGCAAATTCATGGAAGACAGACTTCTCTGTTGCTAGTTCTGGTAAGATATAAATGGTATCTCCGAAATAAAATGCAGGTTGTCCAGACCAAACATTCACATCTTTAGTAATCTCTTGTGCTTCAGCAGCAGTAACAAACTGATAGGGTACGCCTAAATTACTACTTAGTTTTTCTGCAATAGCATTTATAATGGCACGACCTTTAAGATTTGACTGAGATTCAGTGTCAATCTGCAGACCTTCTCTTATAACCTTATACCAAGGGAATGCATTCTCTATATCAACAAAATAATCCTTAGAACCTACCGGAGCTTCTGTCACGGTTTGCCTATCAGGAGAGTTAATGAAGATATTATAATCATCCATTATTTTATTGAACTCATCACTAGTCGGCATAGTAGGTTCTTCCCCTGGCTTAAGGCTAGAGTTATGAATCATATATGCTCTCAATGCCTGACTTACAGCAGATCTTTCAGGTATACCTACGGATATAGCATGTTCTACTAATGGTTCAAATTCTGATGGTATCGGACAAGAGTTCATTACGCTAATTTACAAGATTTTTTAAGGTCAAATATTTCTTCATCTGTTACAGGCTGCCTAGACTGTACAATTCTTCTACCCTGAAGTGTCTTTAAGTAATTAGGATTTAGGTATCCGAATTTCTCAAATAACTGCTGCGAAAGATAGTTAAAAGTTTCTGGAGCTGATGGTTCAAAATCTGGTTTTTCTTTAAGCGGTAAGTACTCATTATATCCAGCCATATATTGACCATAACCGTTAGCATCAAATAATAATTCATAACCCTCAGCTTGCTTGCTTTTTAACTCATTGATCATTGCATCAATCATTTCCTTGTTTTGCTCTAGGGTATCGTCAGTAAACATTAGTTTTTTGTCTTGTTTACCAGCACGAGTAGTAGGCATTGAACCTTTTTTAGTTATAATACCGTAGGCATATTCTCCCATTGCTCTATAAGCTGAGTTGTTGCCCTGTGCATTTTTAGTTCTTCCGTCTATCTCATTAAATACAACAAGTTGTTTATCAGTGCTTTGTGCAAGAACACTAGCAAACTCCTTCATTATAGCTTCCGTGAGATTTTTATCTCCAGTTGAAAACTGTGTACTATTAGTTAAGTTATCTTTTACTAGTGTAAATTTATCTAATTCAATACTCATCTTTCCACTAGGAGCATCAAGATCAATATACTCTTTTGTGTATCGTCGATATGTGGTTATTTCATCAATAGATTTAGCAAAGGCTTTTACTTTTACCTTCAGAGCCTTATTACCTTCTTCAGAATACTGTGCTTCAAATAAACTATCGTATAAATCTAATGGGCTAGCATCAGGATTAGCTAAGAACTGCTCATATGGTTCCTTAACTAGATTAAGATAACTTTCGTTTGATACAAATGGAATCAGACTAAATGTGCTTGCAGTATCAATACCGGACTGAAGTAATGCAAAGTGTGTCATTTTCTGAAACAAATTGCTTAGTAGGGCATTTTCAAAAGAATCTTTTACCTTTCTTACTGTAGCATCTGAAAGCTCTTGTAGATTGTCATACAGTCTTTCTATATCTTTTCCTTTTGGTCTTCCCCCAATTCTAAGGTTAGATATTTCTGTATTTCCGTATCTAGTATTAACAATCTCCAAGTCACTAAGGAACTGGTACTTTTCAAACAGTTCTGGATTAGTATCTTTCAGAGCCATGATTTGCTTAGCATATGCTCTCTTGCCAAAGAACATATGCCCATGGTAATTCAAACCATCTAATGTTCTATCTCTAAGAACCATCTCATATGCTTTGAAATCTGCATTTGCATCCCCAGTAAATTCTTTTTTATACTCAAAGAATTCTTTGGTCTTAGATATGTTTTCAAAACTATTAGTAGCTATTGATCTATTGATCTCTCTTTGGTATGTGTACTTATAATATAATCCCTCTGCAACATCTTTATCGTATAGAGATAAAACTGTTGGATCTATAGGTGCAATTGCATATCCCCAGGCTTGTCCTGATTTATATTTTTCAGAATTAAATATCTCTTTAATTTTTGCCCTATCTACATAAAGTACACCGTCCTTTACAAAAGCACCATTATTAAGTGATTTTACTTCTTGAATATCATAAGTAAGATCTACGCCATTATATGTTTTTGCATTTGGGTCAAACTTATAGTAGTTCTGCTGAAAGATAAACGAAATAAGATCTGATCTATATTTATTGATTACATCCTCATCATCTGCCATACCTATTCTTTTCTTGAGTGTTGACAGCTTTTGTCTAAAATTCTTATCCCGTGCCAATAAAGCAGAAGATATATGATTATTTAATTTGTCACCATCTCTTAGCGGGAATATATCTTTGAAAACATCAACAATAAAATCTTGAATTTTAAACGCACCCTTAGGAGAGTTATTGATTATCATGTCAATAGACTCCTGTGATATGCCATTTGCCAGGTCATTTAATTCACTGAGTTTTGTTCTTGCTTCAAACAGTGTAGAGGTTTTACTAGTATCAAAGTTTAACTTCTGTGTAAGATTAGTAACCCCATTTGCCATCTCTTCTATTTCTAGATAATGTGCAAACACTGCTCTATCTACATCTGTATACTCTTTACTTTTAATATTATCCTCAAGTGCTTTTTCTGAGAAAAGATTTTTGTCCGCACTTTTAGCAATTCCTTCAATTGTTGGCCATAGCATCCATTTCTTTACCGTACCATCTTTTTCGTAATCTTTTTTAACTAGACCAAACCCAAACTCCTCATCAAATAAAATCTGATCTCTTGCCGTAATTCTATAGTATGTGCCTGGATCTTTGATACCAAGCGGTTCATTGAATTTACTACGAAGCATTTTCTGTTTTCTAATGTATTCTCTAATTATGGGCTGTGACATAAACAGTGCAACCTGTTTAGCAGGTACACCAGCCTGAATCATAAATACAATTTTAGAAATAGCCTCTTTATCAGCCTGCAAATCAAAGATCCAATCATCCTTAGCAACGTCTACAGAACCATTAATCATTTGACTAATTAAGTCTGAAATTTTATCAATACCATCAGCAGAGTATAAACTAGACAATGAGATATTACCATCTATAGTATTGTGTGGTAATTCTAGGGTTTGTCTACCATATACATTTCCTGATTCAGTACTTGTTACAACTCTTTCAGGAAGTAAGACAAGACCTGTTCTATTAAATATTGTACTGAAGGTATTATTAACTGCAATAATTCCTAGAATCATCTTACCAATATTGTTGGATTGATGCTTCTCCAGGTTAACCTCTGATTCAAAAATATCTGTTGCAGATCTCTTTTGTTTTTTACCTTTTAGTTTTTCAGCAATCTGTTCTGCAATATCCTTTAGAGTGATTGTTGTATTAGGAGTTACAAGAGAAAGGAAGTTATCTTCTTTCTCCAAAATTTCTTTTGTAATAAATAAGATATCATTTTCAACCCCATTGATTGTATCTCCTGTTTCAATCTGTGCTACACCATCCTCGTCAACTTTAATATTTGGGAATAGCGTAAACATCTTATCAATGTCAAAGTCACCACCAGTCTTACCTACAATTTCTGCGGGGAGTATAATGATATTACCAGATGATTCGGGTAAGAATTCGGCAATCTCCATAAACTCCATTGAGTTTAATCCCTGAGTCGGAATCCTTACTGCAACAGATGTAATAAGGTTTCTATTATTATTTACCCATTCCTCATCCTTAAGGCGCATATTTAATGCATCTAATGGGGATATATCTTGTTCTCTAGCCAAGGTTCTTACATCCTCTAGTCTAAGGAGTTCTTTAAACTTACCCTGCATTGCAATTTTTATTTGCATTGCCTGTGTTTTTCCATCCTTTAGGTCATAGAATCTCAATCCTCTTTGGCCATATTTTTTTGCTTCTTCTTTAGACGGCTTACGGAAATTAGCTTTTTCAAATCCAGTACCTGCAACTTGTACAAGACTTTCACCATTTACTTTTTGGTTTATTAAGTTCTTTTGTACAACAGCAACAAGACCTCTCTCAATGCTATCTGCCATTAGAGAAAGATCTAAGCTATTCTTGAATTTATTCTTTTGCTCATCAAAATCTACAAATTCAATACTATGTTCGGCCATTTCTCTTCTAGTAAGTTCCCTTCTAATGAACTTAACTAGATCTATTGGATTGGTTCCAATTTCTTTTTGTAGCTTTTGTTTTTTAAGTTCTACTAACTTTTTTAGTCTAGACTCATATAAGTCAAGTAATCTGTAGTTATTTGAACCTCGCTTATTAGTCTCTTCTTTCCACTGCTTAATTCTTTCAAACTTATCCTTAAGTTCTGGTTTCCAGTCAGTTGGAACACCATTCTCCATAAGACCTTCCTCAATCAATGTTCTCAGCTGAGTTGGGAATGTTACATATCCTTTGTATGCATCATTTACTTCAAGTTGATCTTTAAAGTAATCAAGGAATATATTGTTTTTAGTAAAGGTGTAGGCAGGATTAGCAAATGCTACAGACTGATCTTTCTCATTAGTATTATCATTATAGAACTTATCTACAGCACCATTATCAGTAATTGTATTGATCTTAGACCCGGATTGGAACATTGCGTAGTCTACACCTTGTTCCAACATTCTTTGCTGTAGTATCTCCATATGAGTATCTACAGTAATGTTAGGAATCAAAGGCATCAAAGAATACTTATGGAATCCATAAACAGGAAGACCATCTGTTGCAAGTGGTCCCCAGTATTGCATCTTTTTAACAGGGAAAAACTGAAGTAATTCTCTTACATCTACCTGTTCATTATTTATCACCTTAGAATAAAGCTGTTCCTGATAATGTGACCATTTATTAAGTGATAACAGTAAAGATCTATATGCATCGAAGTTGATCCATCCTTGGCCATCACCTTCTTTCATAGAAGCATAGGCATCATTAAAAATATCCTCAGTCTTTTTTAATGCCTGATTTATTGTATCCTCAGATAAGTTCAGGTCTCTTAGTCTTGCCTCTTCTTTTTCTTTGGCATACTTAAGATAATCATCTAGATATAATGATCTGGTTGCTGTATCCTGCATTACTGCAGCAGACATAATTTTGCCAAATGACTTAGGTGTAATACCTAATTTACCGGCTAAAGAATCCTCCCTAAGTTTTTGATTGATGTACTCAATCATATATTTATCTGTACGAGGAATGTCTCCTGTAGCAGAGAAACCAGCATTTCTTTTAAAGAATTCGTCTTTACTATGATCATATAATGCAGGGTCACCATAGAACAAAAGAGTAGACTCATATTTATGTAGCCAGTCATTTGCTGTATAAGCAATAGCTATTGAATCTACAATCTCCTTCTTTCTGTCTCTAGATAGGGTTGTAAGGGTTTCTGATTTCTCATATCCCTTTTTCTTAGTACGAAGCATTCTCTTAACAAGCTCATCTACAAGCTGATCATTCTGAAAGAAGTTTACTTCATTTAATTTTTCAGTAATTATATTGCTTCTGCTAAATATATACTCCGTAATTTCTTTTTCAACTGTATTTTTAAGGTCTCGGTTAATTGGGTCATTCAGGTATCTGTAAAAATTTTCGGCAGTTCTAATACTATTTTCTTTAGCACCTCTAAATGCTTTTAATTTATTCTTAGTAGTATCAGATAAAATTTTATCAAAGATTGCAAACTGAGTACCTGTCTTGTAATAATTAGATTTACCTACGGTAACTGTTCCTGCAGAATCTCCATCTTCTAGTTTTTGAATACGTTCATATTCACTTGCCAAATATTGTACAAGTTGGTTTACGTATTTCTGTACACCTGTAGACATATTTTCTCCAACCGCATCAGAAAAAGAAGCAATATCAATTAAATGAACATTACCTTCTTCATCTACAACTTTATATAAGTATGTAGTAGACTTATCTGCGTGACGTGTTGCTTCATTGACGCCATATAGCATCATCATAAGCATGTCTTCTAGCCTCTTAGTAACAGCATCTGCACTAGATGATGCTACTCCAGAATTCTCAACAATACTTTTTACGTTTACTAACTCCCGGCTTACTCCTGACATATTCATCAGTTCTATTCTAGCCGTAGTCATCTTATTGTTTACAATACCAGTTTTCTTTTTCCCGTTCTTATCAAACAGTCTTCTGAAGAAAGCTGATGTCTTTACAAACGGATTACGTCTGCGGGACAAATGATTCATACTTAAATCATCTGCATTGGTCACACCATCCTGAGTAAGTTCAGTTTCAGTATTAGCAGCATTTAACTTAGAGATTGTCTGAGAAGCTGAACTTCTTAATGATCTTTCGTACTGGTTCTGGTTCTCCGCATTAGATACAGTAGTGTCAGAAAAGTCGTCAGACCATTTCAATTGAAACTTCTGAAGATTATTAAAAGTAGCTGTACTTCCTCCAAGTTTTATCTGCGTACTTATTGCTCTTCTTTTTTCAGAATCAGAAGCACCTGGATCCAGACTTATTTTTACTTTAAAGTCTTTTAGAATTTCAGATGGTTTAGTAATTACCAAACGTTTAGTGGGGGAATATTGATTATGATATTCCTGAATTCCCTTTAGCGTTGTATGAATATTACGAACATCAACAAGCATGTTAGATTCTCTAAATGCTTTCTCGGCAACCTTAGTTGATTCTAACGGCATACCTACGGCCTCCATAAACCTGTCAGCATTATCAAATGTAACAACTGGAAAATCTGCTAGTACCTTATCTATATTAAGAGTGTTGACGTTATTCTCATCTACGGTAATATATGGACCTGTTGCAATAGCAAATTGGCTATCCCATTTTTTACCAACCTTAGTATATTCTCCAGTAGCCTGAGTAGCCGTTAGGATAACCGTCTTTTTAATCTTATCAGAACCTTCGGGTTTACTATTTTCTACCTTTACTCTAAGGCTTACAAGACCAATGCGAGGCATGGTCATAATCTTTTCTATGTCTGACCAAAGTCTAACAGAGGAGTTCTCCAGATTAGCAGGACTACCTACCTTATCAATAAACTGTTTTATAATAGGGTAATCAGCAGATGCATCTTGAAGCTTCTTATAGATATCATCTACGTTGTTAGACCCTTCAGTAATATTAGTAATCCTATTCCAGCTTCTATTAAAGTCAGCAAGTTTCGGGAAACCAAGCATGTTCTTTTCTACATTACCATTAGAGTCATGTGAATGCAGTGTCTTTATAGTATAGAGTAGAGAAGTACCTGCTAATGCCTTCATAGCAGTTTCGTTACCAGCCTTACGGTCAAATTCATTACGTTCGTATACATTGACATCCTCAGGCATATCACCAAGTCTATCCTCAAATTCCAAGAATTCTGAAGTCTGACCGTGGTATTTTACAAGACCGAATGTGTTGAAGGGGTTGTTACTATCACCAAAGTTGCGCAA